GAAACCCCTTCCAACGGAAATTTTCAATGTGTTCATTGGAAATAAAACAACAATAAAAAGGAAACAATAAACATGAAACAAGAAACACAGATCGCGACACGCGAAGATGCAGGACCATTAGCTACAAATGTATTTGAAGCTGATGCAGGCCAAGGGATTGCGAATATAAAGCAAGAAGATTTAGCTTTACCATTTCTAAAAGTCTTGGGCCAACTATCTCCCGAAGTAAATACGAGGGACGCTAAACATGTCGAAGGTGCACAACCTGGCATGATTGTCAATTCCGTTACTAACGAATTGTACGATGGCAACAAGGGGGTAGAAGTATTGCCTGTCTATTACAAAAGACAGTATATAGAATGGCAAGACAGAGGTGAGAGTAAAGGAGCTCCCGTCAATATTTATGACGCAGGGGATGACATACCTCAAACTACAAGAGACAAAAGTAACAAGGATAGATTAGCCAATGGCAATTATCTTGAAAATACTGTTAGTCACTTTGTAGTATTACTTGGTAAAACTCCTACAACAGCTTTGATTTCTATGAAAGCGACTCAATTAAAAATTAGTCGTAAGTGGAACTCAATGATGATGGGGATCAAAATGCAGGGTAAAAATGGATTATTTACTCCGCCAACATATAGCCACATTTATAAGCTAAAAACTGTACAACAATCTAATGACAAAGGTACATGGTTTGGTTGGGATGTGTCCAAGGTTGGACCTATCACTGATAAAGGGATNTATGCGATCGCAAAAGGTTTTTCCGACAACGTTGCAAAAGGCGCTGTTGTGGCAAAACATGGTGAATCGCAACCTAAAGANGAAGCACCGTTTTAATAACTTCTTTGTGAAGAAGAAAGGGGCGGCAGCGCGAGAGTCAAACCGCCCCGCAAAACTATTATGAAGAATTTTATTGATTTATTTTCTGGATTAAAACGGGCTCATGGGTGTACCTATGTTGAAAAGAAAAGTTCCGATGGAACAAAGGTTAAAGGAAAATCGTTTGTTAAACGTGAACCAGTCACCGACAAACTNTGGCAAGATCATTTAAATGGTATTGAACCAAGTCTAGGTATCATACCAATTGATGAGAATAATCAATGTCGATGGGGATGTATAGATGTTGATAAATATAATTTAAATCATAAAAAACTTATTACCCTTATTANTAATCATCAACTTCCTCTTACTTTATGTNGATCAAAAAGTGGGGGAGCACATATTTTTTTATTTACTACGGCTCCTGTAGAAGCCAAACTTTTACGAGATAAACTAACAGCGATTAGTGCATTTCTAGGCTTTGGGAATGCAGAAGTTTTTCCAAAACAAGTTGAATTAAAATCGGATGATGATACAGGAAATTTTTTAAACTTACCATATTTTAATTCAGCGAATACTACAAGATATGCCTTTAACTTTAAGGGAGAAGCAATTACAATATCTCAATTTTTTTTAGCTATAAAAAGACTAACTCCCAACGAATTAGAAAAATTAGAATTAAAACGACCACCATCAGAATTTAGTGATGGTCCTCCTTGTATAGAATCCTTAACACAAAATAAATTAAATGATGGAAGAGACAGAGTTCTCTATCAATATATACAATATGCAAAAAGAAAATGGCCTGAAGAATGGACTAAACATATNAATGCTTTTAATTATAAATATTTTGATCCACCACTAGAAGATAGAATTATTCAAGAAAAGATAAAATATAATTTAAATAGAGAATTAGGTTTTAAATGTAATGAAGAACCAATGTGTGATCATTGCGATAAAAAATTATGCNTCACACGAAAATATGGCATAAGNGGTCAGTCCTTATTTCCTGATTTAAGTGATCTTCAAAAAATTAATTTAGATGAGCCTTATTATTATGTAAATGTTGACGGNGAAAGAGTGAGACTTAAAGATACTTCCTATCTCCAAGAGCAAAGATTATTTCAAAGAGCTGTGATGGAACAAGNTAATAAAGTACCTCCTAGTCTTCGTAAAAAAGATTTTAATGAAATGGTAAAATTATTATTTGCGGGNATAGAAATTATTGAACCACCTAGAGGATCTTCTAAGGTTGAACAACTTCTAGATCATCTTGAAGAATATTGCACAGATCGTACAGCAGCAGGGGCTACTAAAGAAGATATGTTATTTGGGTTAGTTTGGACTCATGAAGATGTGCATCATTTTATCTTTAGAGAATTTTTTAATAAATACTTATTAAAAAGACGATGGCTGGAAAAATATGATGAAACTCAAATGTTATTAAGGGATAAATGTGGATGTAAAATTAAAAGAGAAATAATTGGAAAGAAAAACAAAACAATTATGACAATAGAAGAATTTGAAAAACCAGAAAATGTGTACCGCCCAAAACAGTTTAAAGCCAAGGAGGTGTTTTGAAAACAATTGTTTTAGGACCCCCAGGCACAGGAAAAACTGAAACTTTATTAAAAGAAGTAGATAAATATTTAAAAATAACTGATCCTAATCGTATTGGCTATTTTTCTTTTACTCAAAAAGCTGCAAATGAAGGTAGAGAGCGTGCGATGGATAAATTCAATTTAACCGAAGACGACCTTCCCTATTTTAGAACACTTCACTCTTTAGGCATTCAGGAGACTTGGCCTTAAAAAAGAAAATGTAATGCAACGTAAACATTATGAAGAGTTAGGTAAGAAAATTAATATACGTATTGACTATAATGAATATGATGAAGAACAAACAGGAATCTTTACTACTAAGAGTGACTACTTAAGAGTAATTCAATTAGCGAGAGTACGAGGTATTACTCCTGAGCAACAATATAATTTAAGAGAACATACTCAGGATTTATCGGTACGAGATTTAAAAATTTTAAGTAATGAATTGAAAGAGTATAAAAAACAGTATGGTCTTATAGATTATAGTGACATGATTTTAGATTTTATAAAATCAGATGTATCCCCTAAATTTGATGTTGTATTTATTGATGAAGCTCAAGACTTATCCACAATGCAATGGGATATGGCAAAATCTATTTGGAATAAAACAAAAGATTCTTTTATTGCAGGTGATGATGATCAAGCTATTTTTAGATGGGCAGGTGCAGATGTAGATAGTTTCATTGCTCAAACAGGGAAATTTTTAAGATTAACAGAATCACACAGAGTTCCTAGAGTTGTTCATGATATAGCGATGGGAATTGTAAAAAGAATTTCCAAAAGACATCATAAAGAATGGTCGCCTAAAAATAAAAGTGGATTGTTATCTTACTATCATGAATTTCAAGATGTAGATATGAGTAGTGGNGAATGGTACGTACTGGCTAGAACGCGTTATATGTTGAATGACTTAGAAAACGTTTTGTATTCAAAAGGATTATATTATCGAAACAAATTTAAAAAAGATTATGAAAAAGATTTATATGAAGCCATTGGCGATTGGGAAAAATGGCGTAAAAACAATGACTTAGACCATAATCAGATTAAAAGAGTAGCATCTTATATGTCTCCTAGTCATTATGAAAAAGAACATCTTCAATATCTTAATAAAGATAAATCTTACAACATGACAGANNCNNNTAACAATCACGGATTAAGAACTAAAGATGTTTGGTATGAAGCNTTTGATTCTGCTCCACAAAAACAAGTCAAATATATTAGAAAGATGAGAGCTAATAATGAACAACTTAATAAGGAACCGCGCATTTTACTATCAACAATACATGGCGTCAAGGGTGGTGAAAAAGAAAACGTAGTTCTTCTTACAGATTTAAGCAAAAATACTCAAAAAAATATGGATCGTTTTCCCGATGATGAGAATCGTTTATTCTATGTTGGCGCAACACGAACCAAAGATCATTTACATATAATCAGACCAAAAGATATTTATAAATCATTCAGAATATGAGCGTATACAAAAAACAAATTGGAGGATCTCATTACAAAGATATGAAGATCCAACCGAGTGAGTTTGTTAATAAAAACAAATTGCTGTTTGCAGAAGGAAATGCTATTAAATATATTTGCAGACACGCAGCTAAAGGAGAAGTACAAGATTTAGAGAAAGCAAAACACTATATTGATATGATTATAGAAAGAGATTATTCATGATACAAACCCCTTTGTTCAAACCACAAACAGAATGGTTACCTCCAGAAGAATTTCCTGATTTAACTAAGGCATGTGAAATAGCAATAGATTTAGAAACCAAAGATCCCAATTTAAATATAAGAATGGGATCAGGTTCAGTAGTAGGAATTGGTGAAGTAGTGGGAATATCAGTAGCTACAGAAGATTTCTGTGCTTATTATCCTATTGCGCATGAGGGAGGCGGTAATATGGATCGTAAGATGGTTTTAAAATGGCTTAAAGATGTTTTAGATACCCCCTCAGATAAAATTTTTCATAATGCAATGTATGATGTGTGCTGGTTAAGAGCATTAGGCTTTAATATTAATGGAAGAATTATAGATACCATGATTGCAGCGAGTCTAGTTGATGAAAACAGACTACGTTATGATTTAAATGGTTGTGGACGAGACTATGTAGGTAAAGGTAAAGATGAAACAGCTCTCTATGCGGCGGCTAAAGACTGGGGAGTCGATCCTAAAGCTGAAATGTATAAACTTCCAGCAATGTACGTTGGGGCTTACGCAGAACGTGATGCCCAACTCACACTGGAGTTGTGGCAGGAATTAAAAAAAGAAATTATTCATCAAGATATTCAATCCATATTCAAAATGGAAATGGAATTATTTC